CGGTTTCTTGATTTGCCATGTTTTGCTCCTAAAAGCTTACTTACGAGGACCACCAAAAGTTACACGGGATTGACGTTCTGGTTTGTCAATCACCATAGTTGAGTGTGCATTCTCGCGAAGAACGTCCGTTTCAATGGCTTCAATTTGATCTGAATTCTTTCTTTCGAAATATTCGGTTCGTTCTGCAACCGTTTCCAACGGGATTCTTGCCAGAAGCAACCCGCCAACACCAAACACGCCTTCATATTTCCCTGATTCAATAGTGGGTGCCTCGAAATCTGGGTATTCATCGCGTCGGACAAGCTCGTATCCCTCTCGCAAACGAGATGAGATATTAGTTCTATCCTCAAAACCACGTACTTCCGCACGTATCCAGCGATGTTTGTACCCTTCTGGCGCAGGGGGCGCGTCTAATTTAGACGGTGGACTCCAAGGTTTTCTTCTTACCTGTGCAGCCCGTGATGATTTAGCGCGGGAAGTTCTCTTGATAGCATCAATTTCATCTTGTTGATTATCCGTCATTGTCCTTCCTTCACGTATTTTGCGTACTCTTCGAGTGGCACTCCCAATCTTTTGGCAATTGTTACTTGGCTCGGGGAGAGACGAACCTTTTTGCCGCGCCCTGAAGAGGACTTGCCACGGGACACTCCCGCAACAGCCTGACCAGAGCGATTGTTTCTTTGCGCTACCTCCGCTTCATCTGGGAATCTATGCGGGAAAGCGTCTCTCATTCGAGAATCTAGCGCATCATAATAATCATTACTAGCAGGGTCAAACCCTTCGTCTTGCACTAATTTCTTGTGAATTCCGAACGCCGCAAAAGTCATTGCGTCATCACTACCAAACCATTCATTTTTTGACGCCCAGTCTTCCGCTTTGGGGTCTGGAGCAGGCTGTGAAGGTGCTGGAACGTACTGTTGCTGCGCTTCTTGTTGCGCATAAGCTTGTTGCTCGGCTGCTTGAACTTCTCTTTGCGCTTTTGCTTGAGCGTGCTTATCTGCCGCTATCGTAAGCTGCGCAATGCGCTCTTGCGCCGCCATCTGACGATCAACGTCTCCAGTTTCAATAGCTTGTCGTAACTCGTCCTTTGCACGAGTTTGTTCTGATACGACACGATGCCCATACTCGTTCAAATAGTTTTGATCTAGATTCTGAAGACGTTCCTTTACGGTGGTATTTTCGTTTTGGATCGTTTGAGCATAGCGCAACGCCTCTTCTCTTTCCCGTTCCGCCTCTTTTGCCCTTTTTGTCAGTTGGTTAATGCGTTTTTGAACGCTTTGACTATACTTTTCGTGCTCGTCTTCTGCCTCTTCATTCACTTGAACCGACGCAGAATCTGTTTGTTGCTCAGGCGCTTCGATTTCAACCTCTTGCGCATCTTCGCTAAATTCTAGGTCTATTTGGCCATCATCGGCCTCGTGTGCAGTTTTTGCCTCACTCATCTGCATGTCCCTCAGTTATGGTGTAAATCATCAGGGTCAAGGATTGTGGCTAACATCTCATCGTCGTTGAGAATCCTAACCTCGCTGCCGAATCGGGCAGCGTCCTCGTCATTCAAACGAAATCGCGAGCCAGCGTAACGAGCAAAAATAACCCATTGTTTTTCTTGGCACCACGGTCCATTTGGAAACTTTTTACCGTCGTATGCGTCAGGACCCAGACGAAGAACTAAACCAACATTGGTTTGTATCGCGTCTTCTTCTAAGGTCTTGGTGTTGAGAATTATCCCGCCTTTGCTTCGTCGGGACGCCTTGAACGGTAGAATCAACACTCGCCAACCCGTGGGCTGCGGTAATCGGTCAATAACCGAAGTGTCGATTAGATTGGGGTCCAGTACGCGCTCCTCTTCAGGAACGTATGCCTTAGAAATATCTAAGGGCTTAGTTGCATCAGTCATCAAATGATTCCTGTCTGTCTAGCATTTCAGAAAGTTCTACAAGAACGTAATCACAAGCACGAATCTCGCCCATGCACTCCCTGTAATGTTCCATGTCTTTTATCCCGCCTTCCGACATCAACGCCGAAATTTGAGCCTTGCGATCTAGCAGCGTCTTACGAACAAACTGCACAATATCGATACCGTCCAATATAAATCCTTAATTATCTGACGATATCCGATATTGTCGCTTCTTCTCAGCAGGAAAGCAACGAATTAAGCGTTGGTGAAACGAGATCCTCGTAGGGCGGCTCCCATGCCGCGTTTTTTACCAGTGGTAACTTTCGCAAACATCGTGTCCGGCGTAGGCTCCTCCACCGTAGTGGCATAAGGGATACTTCCTTGACCTTGGATTTCAGCTTTGTTGACCGGTTGCGGCGGGTTTTTCGGAGGGGCACCGTTGAATTTAACTCTGCTCATAAGTCACCTTTTTGTTGTTGCTTCAATAGTTCTCTTTGTATGCCAGCGTCGATGCGAGCGGCGGTTTGATTTTCTTGGCTTTGTAGTCGTTGCTGGAACTGGGCCTCTCGTTGCGCAAGTTTTTGACGTTCTAGCTCCAGTTCTTGTTGCTCCACGGCCATGTCGTTTTGTTCTTGCTGCGACTTTAGCTGAAGTTCTTGCTGTTTCAACTGTACAAGAGGATCTGGTCCTTGCTGCGGCTCTCCTGCTTGCTGTACCTGCTGACCAAGTTGCATTACTTGCTGCATGATCGTCGCAACGTTTTGAGCGACCAAAGATTGATACTGCTCGTTATTAGCAGGGTCAACTAGCGCAACATTCGCGTTTTGCTGCATAAACGCCTGCTCCGCCTGCTCTTCTGCCATTAACTGAACGTGATTCAAAATGTGCTTCTGTATGGCAGCAACCACTTGAGGTAGTGAGGACGCAATACCACCTGTAACAAATATTAAGTGGGCTTGAATATGCGCCATGTGGTTCTGGCCCCGGAATGCCTGTAACGCCACGTTATTCAGCGCGTCCATGTTTTCTTGTGCAGGATCTTTTGGTGCAATTTCTTGCGGCGTGTCAGCCCGTAAGATCATATCACTGTTCTTTACCCCTAGAGCGTCGTAAACGCGACGATACACCTCTGGGATATTGTGTATCTCTGGAGCTTGCATAGCCATTTGTAACTCAGTTTGAGCTAAAGCAATCCGCTGGCTTTGAGAAAAGATGTTGGGGTCTGACACCGGTATTACATCCACTTTTTCATCAAAGTCGTTAGCTTTGACGGCGGCCTCTGCACCCGGCACTTCATAGGGGTACACCGGCGGCAAGCTTTCAGACATAACGCGTGCCAAAATTTTGAACTCTATTTTCATCGCGTAATGCAGGCGCTTATGAACTGCGCTCATTACCCGTGTACCCTGTTCGATCATCGCGATAGTCGTTCCTACCGCAGCATTTGGGTTTGCATCACCAACCTTCATGTCAGTGATCGTTGCAAATCGTTGCCCTGCGTCCACTACAAAGCCCAGTAGCTGAAAAAGCGTGCCATCCGGACCTTTGAACGGTAGGGGCATCAAACTGTCTCTAATCTGCCCTCCGGGCGCGTCAACGTCTCTAAATTCACCCGGCTGTAAGGGCGAATCATCGTCCCTGATCCGCAGGCCGCGAGCCTTGAATCCAGCAGGGAGGTTAGAAAGCGTACCCGCATCAATCAATTGCCGCAGTGCGGCAGTCGCGGTTCGCGATAAACCACCAATTGTATGAATTAAACCGAGTCCGTAAAAACCAAATCCGGGCAAAAACTTGTAATGCACGAAATATTGGATTTTGTTAGTAAAAGGGTCATTTTCTTCGTAATTCCTACGAATCGAGAGAACTTTACTGTTTTCTTCACTAATTGTGACGATATACGGCACTTTGATGCCGGTTTCCTCGCCTTCTTCGTCCTTGTTCTCGTAGCCGGGCAAGTCGAGATCCGCGTGAAACTCCAACAAGGTACAGTCATAATCTATGTTCGAAGCACTCACCCCTTCAATATAGTCGGTTTCCTCTGAGATACTGTCACTACCCGGTTGTGTAGGAAGCACGGGTATGTCTCTATAGAACCCGGACACCTGCTGCTTACGCAGATCATTCATCGATATGCGGACGACGTGCGTGATACAGGGGCAGGTTTGTAGATCCGACGTCTCGTAAGGCACCACCAGATGTTCTGCAGGTACAAATTTGCTAACAGGTCGCCCCAAAGAATCATCAAAGTATACTTTTTTAAACGTGCTACCGGCCAAGGGCAGGTTAAACAACATTTGATCGAATTCAGGAGTGTATTCTTCCATCACATTTGTGATGTAGTAATTCATAAAGTTTTTGACCCGATTAGCTTGCTCTGCTTTTGCCGTGGTCTGCGTGCCAAGGACCGCTGTTCGAACCGGCCCGTCCGCTGGCAACAGCTCGTTGAAAGCTTGTGCTTGGAACTGTACTGCAGCTTCAGCGAGCAAAGGGTGAGTGACACCCGTAGCGCCCCGGAAAGGCTCTGTGCGCTCTTCGTAGTTGAAGCCCAATAGTTCTAAGCCATCCGAGTAAGCCTCCTCCCAATCGTGTCTGGAGGCTCTGTTAGCACTGTATTGGTCCATCAAATCGTTAGCGACTTCCGCTAGCTCGGATTCCTGCATAAATTCTGCAAGATTGTCAAAAAAATCGTCCTCGCGGTCCTTGTTACGCAGGGGATCGAAGTCAAAAGTTACACCACCATCTTCATCTTGTGTAATTTCTACTCCTTCGATGCTCATCACGCTGTTCGTGTCTAACCCGCTTGGCAGAGCTTCAACCTCAACGGCTAACATTTCGGCTTCATCAAGGTTCATTCCCTCTCTGTCTATCAGTGAAACAGGAGGTCTATCTCCATTTGCCATAATTTTTTCCTACATTGAGCCGG